TGTTGAATTATTTGCACTTGATTTAAACGTTCGTTTCTTTTCACCCAATAGCGGTAAAATTGAAGGTGTGACCCTCGGTGGTATTCTTGATATTCCATTCATGAGACCAAAGGAGTTTGGATATGAGGTTGTTTTAACCAGGCGAAAGGGTGTAACATATAGGAATCAAAACACTGGTAAATTGGTTACCAATAATAAGGTTTTTGTAGCGAGTAAAGAGTTTCTGATAGAAGATATCTATCTGATGAGTAAACTCAATCTTCGCCCAGAAAAGAAAGAAAAAGATCGTCAACGCCTTATTAAACTCGCGCAACTCCTTGATAAGAAAGTTACTACTTCCAATTCTATTGAGGACATTTTCAAGAGGGTAAAGCGATTAATTACCAGAAAGAGTGCTCCAGCGACAAAGAAAAATGCACAGGTCTCTGTATCTCAGGCTAAACGTATAGATCCTTACAAGTATAAAAACTTTACAACTAAACCATCGGAGGATAAGTTATCTAAACAGATTGTTCATGGATTGAAACCTGTTACAAAAAACACTAACATAAATGGGTACAAAAAGTCATCTGGTAATCAGAAACTGAATCTCAAATCGTTAACATGGAAAAATGTAAACAACAATTCGTATGTGAAGAATGAAGTTAATTTGAGACCTGTGAATGCAAAGAAATTACCAAATAACATAAACCCTATAAATACCCTTTATGGTTATAATCCCAGGAGAAACGCATGGGTTTCTCAAAATGTATTAAATAAGTCAGCTGCTATACCATTTGTTGGTTTAAAGAAATGAGACACAAACCATATATAAAATGCTTTACAACGCCCCAGCTAAAGGTGAAGATGGTCTCTATTTTGTGAAGGCTCTCAACGATTCCAAGCGCAAGTGCCTCGTTCAGTTGAACGGGGTTAAGATTGCCGACGTCTCAGGAGACATTGTTATGGATCTTGAGTCTGAGGTGAACATCGCCAGGATTCAAGCGATTGACACCGAGAATCTTGGTGCCGCTGTTGAAAATGCCGAGACTTGGTTCGGTAAGAAGCTCAGTGAGAAGGTTGTCGATGGTGCATACACTTCCAGTATCGCGGATGGACAGATTACAGGGGAACGCATTGAGGTTATGAAGGTTTTCAATGCCGAGCAGGAGGAGATGGATTTTGAGAATGTTCAATCTGGAAAGTCTTGTGATGTCATTCTCGAGTTTGCGGGTCTCTGGTTTGCCAAGAAATCTTTCGGATCTTCATGGAATGTTGTCCAGGTCAGGGTTCACCCAGACCCAATTCTTGACACTTACCCAGACGGATTTGCTTTTGTTGATGATGAACAGTAAAAAAAATTGTTAACCTAATATAAAACATGATGAAGAAGGGTCGTACCCAAAACTTACTTATGGTCCTCGCCGTTGTCGCACTGGTCTATGTTCTCTTTACTCTTAACAACAAGTCCGAGTATTCTATTAAGGAGCGTGAGTTCGCCGCTGTCGGTGCTGGTCCCTCCGCTGGACCCACCGCCGCGCCCGTTGCCAACGGTGGCTGTGGTATGGAGAATGGTGTTGGTCTCGCCTCTTCTCTCCTCCCCCGTGAGGTAGCGTCCCAGGAGGACTTCGGTGAGTTCGCTCCCGAAGATATCCTCGCTGGTCAGAACTTCCTTGAACCCCGTGCTCAGATTGGTTTCCCCGAGACTGTTGGTGGTGCCCTAAGGAACGCTAACCAGCAGATCCGCGCTGAGCCCCCTAACAACAAGGATCCTTTCGTTTGGAACAACTCCACCATTGTCCCTGATACTATGATGCGCCCTCTCAACTAAGAGCGCTTAAAGATTAGATTTTAGAATTATATAATAAATATGTCAGTACCAAGTGAACTTTCTGAGAGCGTCTCCAAGCTTGTAGATCTCACAAAACAACTTTCTGAAGCAAAATCTGATATCAAAATCCTAAATCAAGAGGAAAAGAGACTGAAGGAGTCTGTGAAGAAGCATATGATTTCTCAGGGTATCGATACCATTAACCTCAGGAAGGGGAAGATTAGCATTCGTAAGAGTGTCCGAAAGTCTGGAATCAATAAGGATGCTATCAAGGATGGACTTCTTAAATTTTTCGGTGGAGATGAAGCCAAAGTAGAGGGTGCTTTAAACGCCATCCAGGATGGTCTAAAGACCAAAGAGTCCACTTCTATTTCGTTAACCGGTATAAAAGATAAACCTCCTAAAGAAGATAAGTAATAACCATGGTTTGGAGCCAATACGTATACGAAGCTACCGCTTACAACGATGTTGTCGGTGGTAGTGACGACGACGAATACAACGACGACACTCCTCTTAATATTGAAGACTGGGAAGTCCAATATTCAGATGAACTACGATACATGTGGAATATGATTGACACATTGACATACGATGCTCAAATGAATCACTCAGGGAAGTTTTGTGATTTTGTAGAGTTTTGTTCTACAGAGCATATGCCTCACCCAGAACGCACTATTTGGGAATATGAAGAACAGACCGGGTGGTATGAAGAGAGACTTTCCCACATTTGGAGAAATCTCAGGCGTGCTATTAATGAAAATGGTCTTCATGAAGAAATGATGAGAGGTGCTACGTTTAATAACTTTACTCATTTCGTCAAAAATTATATGCATATATATTAAATGTTCCTCCCCGATATCACCTCGCAAAAAGTTGCCCTCCCCGCCGCCCTTTTTTTGGCTCTAAGCCCCGGTATTCTCGTGACTACCGCGGGCAAAAACGTGAAGTTTATGAACGGCAAGACCAATCAGATGACCGTTATGTTTCACGCGCTCGTGTTCTTCCTTGTGTTCAGCCTCGTTGCTCGCGCGATGGGTCTCGTGCTCACCAAGACCGATCTTCTCGTGACCACCGCTCTCTTCATCGCCCTCTCCCCAGGTCTTCTTCTTACCCTCCCCCCTGGCTCGGGCGGTGTCTTCCAGTCGGGACAGACCAGCATCCCTGCCGCTGTGACTCACGCGGTTGTGTTCGCTGTGGTGTTCGCGTTACTTCGCAAGCAATTTCCTCAGTTCTACTAAGTAGGAGAATGAAGTACCTTGTTTTAGGTCCCGCTTCAATGGGAATATTCTCAATGATTGGAGTCTTAAAAGGACTTGAATCTAAATTAGTAGATGTGAAGGAGATTTCCGGATCATCAGCTGGTTCAATTATAGCTTTATTTTTAGCATTGGGGGTATCTATCGATGAAATACTAAATATCTCACTCACATTCAATATCCCCGAATTTGTTAAAATACGTATAGGCTCCTTCTTTACCAAATTTGGATTTGTTGATTTAGATCCTATACGTGACAAAATGGTCGAATTGTGTGGGTGTGACCCTACATTTGAAGAATTAGATATGAAAATATACATTTCAGCGTACTGTTTAAATACTTCAACAACGGAGTATTTTTCACGTGATACTCACCCTAAAATGAAAGTAATTGACGCTGTGTGTATGAGTATGGCTATACCTCTTATATTTGCATGTGGTAAATATGAAGGTAAAACATACGTTGACGGTGGTACACAGGAAATATACCCCCTCTCACCATTTTTAGATAAAAAGCCATATGAAATTACATGTGTTAAATTAAAAATGGATAAGATTTACCAAGAAGAAATAAACACACCAAGACAGTTTGTAGAGTCCCTCGTTCGTGCAACTATTGTAAATAGACGTGAACATAATAAGGATGTAAACTTGATTGAAATTGACATCGGTGAAACTAATGTATTTGATTTCAATATGTCGTATGAAGATAAAATTAAACTATATAATTTAGGATATAAAACTATAAAATAATTCGTTACACTTTTTTGTTAACTTAATATATATAATGGATGCGTGTGATCCAAACGCGGATATAGCAAATCTCCGCCAGCTGATCAAAACGAACATCGGAGTAGATGTTAAGTTAACAAAAGATGAAATATGTCAGGCGTACGAGGATATCCAGGGAGGTAAGTTACCCTTACCCCCTTTAGTCATGAACTCCAGTCGTACTTATCTGGTGGATAAGAAGTCACCTTTAAAGCCAAATGATTATGAGTTACTCTTTGATTCTACCACAAAGCGCACAGACCTCAAAAGGATTGCGCGTAAGGTTGATCTTAAGAATGTTGATCAAATGACTAAAACTCAGATTGTTACCGCAATCGGTAAGCGTCTGCGTTACATGAAAGTACATGAACCTGTCAAGTTTGCCAGGAAGTCTCGTGTAACTGTTAACAAATACACAGCAGTGAATGCCAGTACCAACACAGCAGTGAACAATGTTAACAATACTAACTTAGTGAACAACGGTTTGAACGTCAATAGGAACAACGGTTTGAACACCAATAGGAACAACGGTTTGAACGTCAATAGGAACAACGGTTTGAACGTCAATAGGAACAACGGTTTGAACGTCAATAGGAACAACGGTTTGAACGTCAATAGGAACAACGGTTTGAACACCAATAGGAACAACGGATTCACGGAACGCGCACGGACAAATTTCAACAACAGCCCTCGTGCTTCCAATGGTGCCCGACCTAACGTGTTTAGGAGGAACACGACTCTTAACAACAAGAATGTGTTTAAACAGGGAAGAAAACCCGCCTTTTTAGGTGGTAATCAACGCGCTGTCCGCGAACCTATTGTTGCACAGGTGAGGAGAAATAACGCTCCAGTAAACGTTGGAGTGAACAAGAAGCCCAGTTTTCTTGGAGGTCTTTTTGGCAAAAAGAACTATATTCCCACCAAAAAGTTTAGTGGTGAGAAGAAGGGTTATGCTTTTAAAACCGGCAACAAGGGATTAGGCTACTATAAAAATAACGGCGGACCGGAACCCACTGTGGGTCCACCCCAGGGTCCAGCTTTACCTACCAAGAACAATCTTAAACCAGTCCCAACTACACTTCCAAATGGAGATTTAACCGTACAAAACGCAGTTGCAAAAATTAAACAGATGGGTCTCAGACGTGAGAAGAAGTTTTTAGAAAAGTTAGAACTTGGAGGGGTCGCGAAAAAGGTGGTAGTTGCTGAAGCCGGACAAGCATTAGAAGAGGAAAAAAGATTCCTCGCTTTCATAGATGGTCTTAAACTACTCCCAATAGAGAGTGAATACATCAAACAGCGTATGGCTGTAGATGATCTCCAACAACTAAGGGTTGAAGCTCAGATGAAGGCTGATGAAGGAGCTAACATAGAAAGGAGTAATGAGGAGAAGATGGCTATGTTTTTAGCAACTACTCAACTTAGCCAGGAAGACAAAAATGCTTTCTTAGCGAGAGCTCGAAGAGGTAACTCCAATGTTGATAATTTGATATTGGAAATTAAGAAATTGATATCCAATGAGGTTAATCGTGTTCTTAACAAGAAGAGACAGGAGTTTAAGAATCTTCTCAAAGATTACAACAAATTGAGTGATAAGGACAAGGAGGATCTTGTTAAATCGGTAAGTCAAAATACAACCACAAACTCTATGAAAAATATGGCTGAAAAACTAATTAAGAAGAGGATTGATGAGAAGAAAGCCATCATGGCTCAAAATCTTCTTTCATTTCTCACACCCCTCAAAATCAACCAAGCTAACAAAAATCAGTTTGTGAAGCGTTTCAAGAATGATGATGTTAACGTGAATACTCTAAAGAAGGAAGCCCTAAACCTGGAAAAGTCCCGGATGTCTGGAAACGTTGAGAATCTCCGTGTGAAGCTTAATACACGCTTGGGTGAGATAGGTCTCAATCAGGTAAACCAAAATGCAATTATGAAAAAGTTCCGCAACGGTAACCTAAATGTTGAAAAATTATTACAAGAGGCTAAGCAGTTGAAGGCTATGAGAAACGCGGAATCTGGTAACAAAGCTACACAGGAATACATTTCTTATTTGGGAACTCTCACCAATCTAACAAATGAAGATAGGAAAGAATTACTAAGAAATGGTAACTTAAACCGAAACAAGGCTCTCAACCTTTCTAAGAAGCGAGCCACTGAAAAGAAGGAAAATGACAAGAAAGACTTCATCGGATTCCTCGCTGAGTTGGGTCTTACTAATGAAAACCGAACCACCATGATTAACAAGTATAATGCAAATACAGTAAACGTTGAGGTTCTCAAAAAAGAAGCTATTGGACTTAGAAGCGGTAAGATTTCCGAGAAGAAGGCGAAGCTTTTGGCTCACATGAATACTCTCGGTGAAGTTCTCACTTCGGAAAATCGTGGAAAATTATTGAATCGTATTGAAAATACAAACCTTAATACTCTAAAGGCTAACGCCAATGGAATTGCCAAGAAACGAAAGGGTGAAAATGCTGCAAAGGAAAAGCGAGAATTAGAGGCTTACATAAATAGTTTAGGTCTTACTACAAACAATAAAATGAATATTTTGAATAAAAATCCTAACTTGACTGAAGGTAAGCGGTTGGCTAACAATAGAGTTCAAATGAAAATCAGGGAAAAGAGGAATAAGAATAAAATGGCTTTATCCATCTACCTCAATAAGTTGGGTCTCAAGAATACCGAGAAGAACCAATTTCTTACAATTATGAATAGTCCAAATGCAAATGTGAATAATATTAAGCGGAGGGCTAATGCATTCATTCAAAATAAGAAGACGCAAAAACAACGATCAAATCGGGAAGAATTTGAAGAATATCTTATGCAGATGAATCTCACTAACGAAGAGAGATTTCAATTCATAAATATAATCACACAGACTAACAATACTAATATAAGTTCTCTTAAGAGAAAAGCTAATACATACCTATCTGAAAGAATTAAGATTAGAAGAGATACGATGCGTCAAGAACTTGCTGCCTATATACAAGGTCTTACCAATCTGACTAACAAAAACAAGAATGACATTATGAGGGAGTTTAATAGTACTAAAACAAATGCGGGTATTCTCGGGGCTCGTGCAAATTCTATAGCTAAGCAGCGAAAGAATCAAAAGAAGACCACTGACGAAGGCGCCTTCCTGAACTTCCTCGACACTTTAACAAACCTAACCGCTAACAACAAAACTCAAATTAGTTCAAAATTAAACGGGTACTACACAGATTTTGAATCTCTTAAAAAGGCTGCTGTGGATTTATCTGTACAGAGAGCCAACGAAAAGCGCACTAAGATAAGGGAAGAACTCAAGGCATATGTGAACGAGATAGGTCTTACCAATAAGTACAAGGCTCGCATCATGAAGGCTCTTGATAATAAAGTAGCAAACCTCAATACTCTAAAGACTGAAGCTAATCGCATGAAAGATGAGATGGATGAAGAATCAAGAAGCGGAAAGCGTAAGAATCTTCTCAGACAATTAACACAATTCAACATTACCAATGAAAACAGATCGGAACTTATGAAACAATTTGGTAATACCAATAATTCCGCTATAATAAACCAAGCAAAGAGAGTTGAAGCTAATAGGAGGAGCACTAAACGTGACGAGCTGTCTTTATTCATGAGTGAGTTAGGTCTTGAGCAAAACGACAGAACTCTCATTTTAAAGAACTTTGATGCCAATCCCAAGAATACAACTCTTAGGAACAAGGCTACAAAGCTTAAGCAAA